GCCATTACTTAAATATTCCTATGCAATCACTAGATGTTAGCTTACGAGATGGCGGTGAGTGTACTAGTAACTTAGGTATGGCTGAAGATGCATTTGACGGGAAGAATATTCTAATTGTCGATGACATCAACGACCAAGGTAGCACACTAAATTGGATTATGAAGGACTGGCCTAGTGGTTGCTTTCCCTACGATGAACGCTGGGAACACATCTGGGGCAGTAATGTTCGATTCGCTGTAGTAGTGGATAACTTATCCAGTCAATGTAGTGTTGGGATGAACTACTGGGGCATGGAAGTAAATAAGGCACAAGAAGATGTATGGATTGAATTCCCCTATGAGGAATGGTGGACTAAATGAAAAGATCTCTAGCAATTGTCATTACTGCCTGTGCCGTATTTCTAACATGGGTATATTGGGGTGAGCCGGCAGGCTACGGATGGCTAGTTGCCGTGACTGGTTGGATCGATAAATGCTTCAAGGAATAATTATGGATATTAAACAAGGTAGCTGTTGGACTGGAAGTGATCATAATAAAAAATTTATAGTATTGGCCGAAGTGCAACTAGACGACGGAGTCTGGATTCACTATCGTGACGAGAAAGGCGATCCTCCAAAAGAGTATAGTTGTTTCAAAGAAAGTTTCTTATCAAGATTTACAGCATTACCAGAATGAGTACAGAGATTGTTGTTCCCTGGCATGCAGGCCAAAGTGGATTTTGGTGGAACGAAACTTGCGCTATGGTCATTGAAGTTTTTGGTTTACCCGGAAATCGATTTCGATACAGTCCCGAAGCGGACAAAATGACATTTTATTTTAACACAGAAGAGGACGCTTTTATATGCAAGATGCTACTGAGCGACAGGATCGCAACACCTGGACCTTAACAGTTGAGGAAGATCCAGAAACCGGGGATGCCATACTGCAATTTCCTCCGGACCTACTAGAACACACAGGTTGGAAAGAAGGCGACACATTGGAATGGACAGATAGGGGCGACGGCTCTTGGCAATTAACAAAAAAGAGTGTATAATAAACTATGAGTAAAATTAAAATCGCAGAGCTGTTTTACAGCATTCAAGGTGAAGGACGCTATATGGGTGTTCCTTCGGTTTTCTTACGCACATTCGGCTGTAACTTTACCTGTGACGGGTTTGGTATGCCAAGAGGAGAAAAGACTAATGAGAGGAATGTTATCGCGATTAACGCAGAGACTTATAACAACTATGGAGACTTACCCTTGGTATCTACAGGTTGTGATTCATATGCTTCTTGGGATCCTCGCTTTAAGCATCTTAGTCCCGTTCTTTCTTCTGATTCGATTGCCGACGCTATTGTGGATACGCTACCTCACAAGGAGTGGAAAGACGAACACTTGGTAATTACAGGTGGAGAGCCATTGCTAGGTTGGCAACGAGCTTATCCAGACTTGTTAGATCATCCTAAGATGGCAGGTCTTAAAGAGATCACATTCGAAACAAATGGCACCCAAGCACTAACTTCAGAATTTACCGAATACTTAAAAAACTGGAAACTGCGAGGCAATAAATCTTGGTGTGAAAGCATCACATTCAGTGTAAGTGCTAAATTACCTTGCAGTGGCGAGAAGTGGGAAGATGCTATTCGACCAGAAGTTGTTTGTGCGTATGAAGATGTGGGGTATACCTATCTTAAATTTGTAGTAGCAACAGAACAAGATGTTGCAGATGCAGAATGTGCTATCGGTGCATATCGTAAGGCAGGATTTGAAGGTTCTGTATACCTAATGCCTGTGGGTGGTGTTGAAAGTGTTTACACACTAAATAATCGCCGTGTTGCAGAACTAGCAATGGCAAAAGGACTAAGATATAGTGATAGACTTCAGGTGCCGTTGTTTAAAAATGAGTGGGGTACTTAATGAATAAATGGATTGAAAAATTATTTGGTATTGACAAGATCAAAGCCGAAACAGAAGCCAGTTTAAAAGCGGCTGCTGAAGCTACTAAGATTGCACAAGATGCTACAGCCGCTGCCGAAAGAGCAACTGAAGCAGAAGAACTATCCAAATTAACAGCTAAAGAAAGAGCTACTCGCAAAGAAGAGCCGTATGTTGCTGTTCTTAACACACATGTCAATAAAGACAATGTACGCAATGGCTTTTTTGAACTTGACTGGAACGACCATTTTGTGTTAAAATTAAAGCAAGAAGGTTACGGTTACGACGGTGATAAAGACGAAGAAATCGTAGACCGCTGGTTTAGAGAGCTCTGTGCTAATGTAGTGGTTGACGAAGGTTTACCAGAAGTTAACACAGGTGTTATTGATATTCAAAGTGTGAAAAGAAACAATAGATGACTTATATTTTAGTAGATACAGCAAACACATTCTTTCGTGCTCGTCACGTTATCAACGGTGACGCTGATATCAAACTAGGCATGGCGTTCCATATTACCCTTAATTCAATTAAGAAAGCATGGCAAGACTTTGGTGGTACTCATGTGGTATTCTGCCTCGAAGGTCGTAGCTGGCGTAAAGATTATTACAAGCCTTACAAGGCACAAAGAGCTGCTAGTCGTGCCGCTCACACAGAGCGTGAAGCAGAAGAAGAGAAAGTGTTTTGGGAAGCCTTTGACACATTTAAAGAGTTTGTTACAGAAAAGACAAATTGCACAGTTCTACAACATTCACGGCTAGAAGCAGACGATTTAATTGCTGGTTGGATACAAAGTCATCCAAACGATAGCCATGTGATTATCAGCACAGACACAGATTTTGTGCAACTTATTGCACCTAACGTAAAACAATATAACGGTGTAATGGAAACCACTATTACACATGAAGGTATCTTTGATGCAAAAGGTAAGAGAGTTATTGATAAAAAGACTCAAGAACCAAAAGCCATCCCGGACCCCCAGTGGCTACTTTTTGAGAAGTGTATGCGAGGCGATACCTCAGACAATGTGTTCTCTGCATATCCGGGAGTTCGCGAAAAAGGCACAAAGAATAAAGTTGGTCTCCGTGAAGCCTATGGCGATAGAGACTCAAAAGGATATGCGTGGAACAATATGATGTTGCAACGCTGGTCCGATCACAATGGCGAAGAACATCGTGTACTCGATGACTACGAACGCAATCGTGTCTTGATTGACTTGTCTGCACAGCCCGCTGAGATTAAAACCATTATTGCAGAAACAATTGCTACCGCAACAGGTGCTAATAAAAATATCAGTCAGGTTGGTATTAGACTTATCAAGTTTTGCAATCTTTACGATCTTAAAAAGATCTCCGATCAAGCACAGGCGTATGCAGAACCACTAAATGCGAGGTATGTATTATGAATTCAGTAGACATGGCAAATAATTTAATTTTTAGAGCAAAGAATCTACAAGAGTTTATTGTAGAAACTGCTACTCCTGAAAATTTTAGATTTAATGGTGTAGTTCCTTTTGACATGGAAATTGTTGACGGAGTTATATCAGCTAAAGTATTAGCCGTCGACTTCAACGAAGCAGTGGCAGTATTTGATAAATGGCTAGGAGAACAACAATGACAGATTTACACGCTAAACCTATTATTCCAGAAAAGTTTTGGATTGTGGAAAAAGCAGGGGCTAAGTTTGCCACCTTGAGAAAGAGTGAAGACAATCACTTTGTAATGAGTAACGAACTAGGTATCAAAGTCTACGAAACAAAAGAAAAGCTAACATTGGAATTTGGTAAAGATTTCTTTGTTGCAAAAATTATCAAAGAAGCAGACGATGCTGAACCGAATGAGGTACATGGCTATGCAACTTCGACCACGCCCCACAATTCAATGTTTGATGTTAAAAGAAAATTACCACTCTTTACTAAGAGCGGAGATAGTAAAAGCCTTTACTGTGCAGGATACTATGTTATTCGTTTTGACAAAGGATGGGTCAAGAGTTTCTGTCCAAAAGCAATTACATTACAACGATATGAATATCAAGGTCCGTTTAAAACCGAACTCGAAATGAAACAGGTATTGAGTAATGTCTCAAAGTAATCCTGTAAATTTACCAAGTGTAGAAAAGCTAGTTCAGCGACTAGTAGCTGCCGAAAGAAGCCAACAAAAAGAAATCCGGATTAGTATACAAGAAGCAAGAGACCTAACTGCTGAATTGGCTATCATGACATCCAAAATGGCAAAAACCATGCAGGAAATACATGCTATGCTAGCTGAGATACGCCAGAGTACCACTGAGATAGAAGTAAAAGTTGACGGAGGCGACTTCGGAAAAACATAAATATATATGCACTTTATTGGACATGTATAGATATGAGTAGACCGAAGCCCCAAGTGTTGCTTGAGTACGCAAACAAAGAAACCTACAAAGTTGAGCAAATTCTCAACTCTGAGGCCATTTGGGCTGTGTTTTATAAAGGACAACCATTCAACTTAAAAAGTGGTAGCCTAGTAGCCAGTTATCCAGGACCTAAGTATAAAAAAGTTTCATTCAGCAATCCCGGCCATGCACACAATCTTGCAAAAAAACTTAATCGGTTATTCAAAACTAAAGACTTTGCTGTTTACAAATTGACTACCGGCGAAGAAATAAAATAAAATGGATCGCAAAGATTCCTACACTGAAGTTTTTTTAAAAGCAGCAGGTGTAGAAGCAGATGCTAAAAAAACAAAAGACTTCAAAGCCATTTGGTGGTATAGTACTAGAGAAAAAGACATCGGCGGATTAAGAATGACCGATCACTGTTTAGAATTTGTCGAAACCAAATCTGAAATCAAAACTTATAAGGTTGAAATTCCAAAAGAAATGACCATTAGTCCGCAGGTACTAATTTGGTTAGATCAATATATTGATACCCCGTGGCATATTACTAAGAAACACATTGTGGTATTATCAGAAAGAACAGCTTTTGAACTTTATATGTTCTCCGGAGACATTAAAAAACTCGGGATGGCCAGAACAATGGCCAAAAGACTGCGCCAAGAATCTCCCATCGATTAATCTTTATCTATAAATATTTTCACTATGTTCGATCTAAACCCTTTAGAAGTTCTAAACAAACGCTCGTTGTCACATATACCTCCGCATTTTGCGAAGTTAAAAATTGACGAGGGCGGGCATTTCCTGTCACAGACAGGAATTATAGAAAGTTGGGTCCGTACTCGATTACGAGGACGATACTCAATTGCTAAACTGCCTTCTATCGACAAAGACGGTCACTTGAAAACTGCCACATTTGTGGCATTTGAAGACCAAAAAGAACTAACATACTTTATGTTAGCCTGTCCACATTTAAGGAGAAACTAATGGACCAACAAGAAAACAAAGTATCACCAGGCGCTACAGTAGAGCCAACCGCTGCACCAGCTGCTGAACAACCATCTGCACCTGATTTAAACATCAACGATCTTGCTGCTATTCGCAGTATTATTGATGTTGCAAGTTCACGCGGAGCATTCAAGGCTGCTGAAATGGAAGCTGTAGGCAAAGTATACAACAAGCTGTCAGTGTTTCTAGAATCAGTAACCGCTAAAAAGGAATAATTATGGCTAATCCAGTTAAACACATTGGAAGGATCAAAAACACAGGAGTTAAAGTACTCACTGTGTTTAGAACCCTCCCAGGTGAATCAGACTCAGCTTTAGTGATTCAAGTTAATCAACTTAAAGATGAGTACCACGATGCAATTATGCAATTGCTTGAAACTGAGCAAGCACAAGAAGCATTTGAGTTTGGAGAAATGTTGTTTATTCGTCATTTTCCAGACGGTCGTCCAATGTTGTCAGCACTACAACAAGACGGAAGATTGCAAAAAGTATCCACTAGCAATGTGTTAATGACTCCTACTGTTAACGCCGCTGTCCCTTTAGATCAGCTAAATGTGCTAATTGCTGAACAAAAAAATTGTGCAGTAGACGAATTATGTAATTTTGTCAGTGGCGCACAGGCTAATGCTCAAGCTAAGAAAACGCAAGACGGTAAGAAAAATACTGTACCAAACAGTGAAGCAACTTCTGTTCCAGTAATGCCACAGGCCGCTGCTAACGAAGTTCTTACTGATTCCGATATTGCAAAAAGTTATCGAAGCCAAGCAGATGCAATGTATAAAGAAGCAGCTCGTTTACGCAAAGAAGCCGATGCATTAGATCCTCCAAAGAAAAAAGCAACAGTAAAGGCAGAAGAATCTGCTGATGCCTAAACCGTTGTTCAAACCGCCCAGGCATTTGGTCAGTGAGTGGCCAGAGATTTTTGAAGATCTCTACATGAACACCATGCCTGTGGCCTATCTAAATCAATTGCGGTTGGAATTTGCCGACGGTCGGATATGGGAGATAAATGTTCAAGAGCAATTGACCAATGCAACCTCGGACGAAGTTGCTGATAAACTATTGAACATTTTTCAAGAATATCGAAACGACATTAAGAAAATGGATTTTCAAATGGACATCGAAAGACTAAAAGTTGATATCCAAGAAAGTTCTAAGAACATTTTTTAAAATACTGCTCAGTAGACAAGATAGCATTATCAAACATAGTTTTCTTAAAATTAGATTTTTTATAATTTTGAAAATTGTGTTGGATAATGCTATCCCATTTGTAAATCGAAGTTCTACGAATTTCAGGATCTTGTACACACCAAGCTCTTAACGATCGGTGAAATTGAAAAAATCGCTCACCGTCATCTTCTATAAGATCATAACTTTGATCAATGCCGTCAAAGTCAGTTATAAATCCCCAACTCCTTAGTTTTTCTAGGGTGCCTTTTTGTCCTAGTACCATAAATGGGTGTCCGACCAACAAAGGTCTAAATGTTTTTTCTGTTATAAACAATCCGCCTGTTTGATTGAAGTGACTTTCAGTTACCACTGTAAGTTGACTGTTTTCGTATATTTCAAGATTGTTGATTAGATTAGGTACTTGAGTAACTAGATCTTTAACATCTATAGTCTTAGGATAGTTGGCAGTTAATACAGTTTTATAATGATTGTATTCTACTGTTTGATATACTGGAGGATCAATAGCGTGTGTTGCAAACCATGCACCTCCGCTTACCAGTCCTTGTAATTTATTTTCAGCAAGAAAATAAAGATGTTCC